AAAGACCATTGTAAATATATATTTAAGAATGGATCAGATTTTGAAAACATAGCCGCACGAGAAAGTTCTCGAGGCCGAAGAAAGCATGCAGGCTTGATAGAAGAGTGTGTAGGCGTGGATCAAGACATCCTTTAGCAAGTGTTGATCCCTATGATGAACGTGTCTCGTAGATGCCTTGATGGAAGCGTACAAGAAGATGAAGTTCTTAACTAGTCGTAGCTATACATTACGACTGCTGGCTACAAGAACACATTCAGTTATCAGAAACTTATTTAGACACTTGTTTAGATGATTATTGAGCCAGGAAAGGCTTTTGTTATGGGAGGAACTTATCGAATACCTGTTCTTATGGGTATGCTTAGTAAAAACTTCTATAACGATTTAAAGAACGATCCTACCTTTAATGAGGCAGGATTTGAACGAGAATACTCGAGCAAGTGGACTGGAGTAGTAGAGGGTGCATTCTTCAATGGAGACAAGTTTGACCGCAATAGAATTCTCAACCAACCTGAGTATGAGTATTCAGGTCGCTCGAGTGATAAAGGATATTATGTTATTGGCGTTGATGTTGGTAGAAAAGGATGCCAAACTGTTGCTACAATCATAAGAATTATGCCTTAGCTCGAAGGTACTTCTATAAAAAACTTGGTTAATTTAATAGCAATTGATGAAGCACATTTTGAGGATTAGGCAATTGAATTAAAAAAATTATATTATAAATATCGTGCGCGAAGACTGGTAATAGACGGCAATGGTCTTGGAGTAGGACTGCTAGATTACATGGTAAAAAGACAAACTACTCAAGATGGTGAGACCTATCCCCCGTTTGGTGTTATAGGTGGAAATTATACTGATGCTGGTCAAGAATATAAGAAATTCCGCACAAATGATACAGAAGATGATGCTATTTATATTATAAAAGCTAATGCTTCTTTTGATACAGTTGCTTATACAACTTTAAGGTCGCAAATAGATTCTGGTAAAATTAAATTTTTAATAGAAGAAAGAATAGCAAAATCTAAACTTCTTTCTCGTAAGGTAGGGCAAGCAATGACTCCTGAGCAACGAGCTGAATACCTTCTTCCGTATCAGCTAACAGACATTCTCAAGGAAGAAATGCAAAACCTTAGAGAAGAAAATGAAGGTATTAACATAAAATTAAAGCCTTATAACAGAAATATTTCTCACGATAAATTTTCTTCTTTGCTTTATGCAATTTACTATATACGCGAAGTAGAGGACATGAAGCTTAAAAAGAGGAAACATAATTTCTCAGAGTATATGTTTATTAGTTAAGGCTTGGGTAAAATCAAAAAATTCACTTTACAGCTTTTTGGAATATAGTAAACGGAGTTAGAAAGGAGACTTATAAGTGTTAAGTTCTAGAGGCGAAATTAAAATTCATGAAATACTAGAAATGAATGGTGTCAACTTTAAAGAAGAGTATGAGTTTCCTGGACTCAAGGCTCCTAGTGGTAGAGCACTTCGCTTTGACTTTGCCGTATTTGATGATGATGGGAATCTTGATTTCTTAATTGAATATCAAGGAAAACAACACTATCAAGCAGTAAGTAAATTTGGTGGGAATAGAGGATTATACCAACAAAAGTATAATGACAACCTCAAAAGGCGATATTGTGCATTGAAAAATATAAAGTTAATAGAAATACCTTATAAAGAGGAAAACCTTATAACTTACGATTACATATTCCGAAAAGCTGGATATTAAGGAGGTGAATTTCTTGTTAAAAAACAGACAACAACAAATTAAATCTAAAGGGTTTGATATGACAAGAGAAGAAAACTTTGCCTAGATGAAAGTTGGGCTTCGTACTGTTGACAATTCCTCTATTAATCTTAATATTTAGAAAAAGATTAATCCTAATTTTGGCAATAAAACATATGTAATGCAAGCTATTTATCGTCACGATTATAAGACTTTGCGAGAAATATCCAATTATTATTATGAAAGCAATGGTATTTATTATAGACTTTGTCGCTATCTTGCCTATCTCTATAGGTACGATTGGTATGTAACACCTTATGTAACAGATGCGTCTAAAGAGAATGAAAACAAGATACTAAAAGACTTTTCTAAAGTATTAAGATATTTTGATAAATCTAATATAAAACACTTGTGCGGAAGTGTGGCTTTAGACATCATAAAGGAAGGTGTCTATTATGGCATAATCGTGGACTTTGAGGACAGTTTTTCTCTCTAGAAGTTACCAGCAGACTATTGCCGCAGCAGATATTATTCTGGAAGCGTGCCGGTGGTAGAATTAAATTTACAATTTTTTGACAGTTATTTTGCCAATCCGCAATACAAGATTAAAGTCCTTAAAACTTTTCCCAAAGAAATCCAATAGGCTTATGTCTTATATAAACAAGGCAAGCTTAAAGGAGACTATCCAGGAGACCTAAGTTGCTGGATAGCATTGGATCCCGCAATTTCTGTCAAGCTTAATCTGGGGGACTCTGAATGTCCTTCACTTGCTGGGGTAATTCCGTCTATTATTGACTTGGACCAAGCTCAAGAGCTAGATCGGCAAAAAACTATGCAGCAATTAACTAAAATTCTTGTACAGAAACTTCCTCTTGATAAAAATGGCGATTTAATTTTTGACGTGGATGAAGCAAGAGATATTCACAATAACGCAGTTGCGATGCTTAAAAAAGGCGTAGGAATAGAAGTTTTAACTACCTTTGCGGATGTTGAGAAGATAGACACAAAGGATTCAAATTCTTCTACTACTACTGATGACTTAGAAAAAGTTGAAAGAACAGTTTTCAATAATTCTGGCATATCTCGTAACCTATTTAATGCAGATGGCAACTTGGCTGTAACTAACTCTATTTTAAATGACGAAGCTAGTATTAGGGATATACCCATATTACTAGAAAGTATGTTAAATAGAATAGCAGAAAAGTTTGGTCGTAAAAATCATTATGACTTTAGAGTTGAAATGCTTGAAACCACACAGTATAATTATAAAGATTTGGCTAAGCTTTATAAAGAACATACTCAACTTGGATATAATAAAATGTTGCCGCAAATTGCTCTTGGGCACTCTCAATCGAGCATTTTAGCAACTATGACTTTTGAAAACGAATTCTTACATTTAGCGGACATTATGAAACCTCCCATCACTAGTAATAATATTAGTAACAAGACTACTAGTAACGATGGAGCAGGACGTCCCGCAAAAGAAGAATCTGAAAAAGCAGATAAAACAATAGCCAATTAGGAAAGTTTATCATAAGGAGGAATAATTGTGTATATAAGTGTTCCTAAAGAGAATACAATGGAATATATAAACAATACTCAAATTTCTCCCTTGATTAGCAAAGGTGTTTGTAAAGTATGTTATGTTGGGCAAGACCCCAATAGAAATGGTACTGTTATTACCAAAGAAGTGGCTGCTGAAATGGGGCGTAAGCTTCCTGGTTCACCTGTTGTTGGCTTCTTCAATAAAGAAAACAAGGATTTTGAAGGGCATAATAGAGAATTAATAATTGAGGGCGGAAAGTTTGAGATAGTTGATGTAACAAAGCCTTATGGTTTTGTTCCTACTGATGCAGATGTTTGGTTTGAAAAATTTGATGATGAAGGTATTGAGCATGAGTATCTTTGTACCGAAGTTTATATCTGGACTGGGGCTTACCCTGAGTCAAAGAGGATTCTTGAGCATGGGAACAATCAATCCATGGAGTTAGACCCCGACACATCAACAGGTTTTTGGACAAACATAGATAATTCAACAGAAACATTTTTTATTTACAATGAAGCATTAATAAAAAAATTATGTATTCTAGGCGAAAATGTAGAGCCTTGTTTTGAGGGCGCTCAGATCAAGACTGAATTTTCCTTAGAAAACAGCACGGAGTTCCAAGAGCTTAAAGCTCTTGTATATTCTATGCTACAAGATACTTTAAGTGAAGGAGGCTCGCAAGACCCTATGGAAAATAACGAAGTTATAAAGGCCGAGGAATCTATCGAGGAAGTAACTAATTTCGAGAAGCAAGATGAAGAGGTCAAAGAGGAAGAGACTCCCGCAGCAGAGGAGAAGTCCGAAGAGGAAGAGGATGAAAAGAAACCCTCTCCCAATAATGCTTGCGGCGACCAAGACAAGAAGAAAGATTATGAGCTTGAGTATAATGAGCTTAAGTCTCAGTTCGATCAACTGCAAACTACTTATAATGCACTTGTTGAGGAAGTTGAATCCCTTAGAGAATTTAAGCTTGTTACCGACCGTCAGAATAAGCAGAGTATGATTGATAGCTTTTATATGTTAACCGAGGAAGATAAGGCAGATGTTATTACTAACATTGATACTTATTCTCTCGATGATATAGAAGCAAAGCTTTCTATTCTTTGTGTTAGGAACAAGGTTAATTTCAATCTTGAAGAGCAGGAAGAAAATCCTGCAACACTTTTTAATTTAAATAATATTGAAACTGATAACACGCCTGAATGGATTAAGGCTGTTAGGAATACTGCGCATCAGCAGTAAGAATATAAGGAGGATTAAAAAATGGCTAGAAGTAATATGAGCCAGGCGAAGTATGTCGCTCGTGGATACGGTCAAGTAGAGCCTAACTTTCTGACCGCTCCCCGTAATGGTCAAGTTTATGGTCAGCTTCCTGCTGCCAAGGATATTGACATTCTTGAGAATGGTCAATTTGTTAAGTATGATTATGTGAATGGTGTCTGCAACTTTGATGGCGAGGGCGCCTGGAGACTTGTTTTTAACGAGGTTAAGATTTATCGTGATCGCGAGACCGATGCAGATTTCGCCATGATTAAGGATAACTATAATGCTCGTGTTTACAGCCCTGTCGGTCAGTCTAGTTCTGATCTTAAGGATGTTGCCGGCGGCGATGGTCTTGTTCGTGAAGGTACTTCCGATCCCTACTCTGTGACCATTGGCACTTACGCTTATGGCTCTCTGATGCCGGAAGGCACTAAGATGGTTCCCCGTGTTATGGCGGTTCCTGTCGGTGACATTTTCACTACCAATATGATTAATGCCGAGGCTACTGAGCTTGAAGTTGGCACTGCCCTCAAGATTGGTGACAAGGGCATACTTGAGGTTGGTACTGCCGCTGGCGGCGACGCAGACCCCATTTTTAAGGTTGTTAAAGTTTATACGATGCCTGACCTTCAGCCTGGCGTGAAGATTCAGCGCATAGCGTAATGAAAGGAGCGATTTATAATGTTAGATAAGGCTAATTTACTTACCCTGATGAAGACTGTAGCCGCGGCTAACCCCTCCGGCAATTACAGCTATAATGGCGAGAGTTTTAATTACTCCGCCCTGAATGATACTCTTCGCAACGAGCTGAATGAGCTTGTTGGTAGTATTGACCTTTATGAAGAGAATAAGCGCACTCTGTTCACTCTTATTGAGCAGACTATGGACGAGGTTGTTCCTAATCGTCTGATTGACGCTTATGGTCAGTTTGCAGAAATTAAGACCTTTGGTCAGAGCGAGAAGCCTGTTTTCAGACGTCGCACTGGTCATACTCGCGCTAAGCAGTTTGTTACTCGCGTTGGTCTTGCTGGTGTTTATGAGAGCTTTAAGCTGGGTGAGGAAAGCTTCGAGTTCGGTACCAGCGCGATTGGCGCTTCCGCACAAATTGGCTTCGAGGAATTCCTTGATGGTCGCGTGAACTTTGCTGAGCTTACTCAAATCATCATGGATGGCATGGATGAACTTATTTATCGTGAGATTGCCCAAGCTCTCATGGCATCTGTTAACCAACTGCCTGCGGCTAACCGCGTTACCGCAGCTGGCTTTGACGAGGGTTCTCTTGATTATCTTGTTCAGACTGCATCTGCTTATGGTACTCCTACTATTTACTGCACCCGTGAGTTTGCAGTTAAGATAATTCCTGAGACCGGCTGGGTTTCTGACGCGATGAAGGATGCTCGCTGGAACACTGGCTATCTTGCCAACTACAAGGGCACCCGAGTTGTTATTCTTCCTCAGACTTTGGAGGATGAGTCCAATAGCCGTAAAATGATTGATCCGGGCTATTGCTGGGTCATTCCGACCGGTTCCAACAATCGTCCTGTCAAGGTTGCCTTTGAGGGCACTACTCATGTTCGTGAGCGTAATGACAAGGATGACTGGTCTAGAGATATTCAGGTTTATCGTAAGGTTGGTGTTGGTGTCATGATGACCAACAACATCTTCTCTTATGTTGATACCGAGCTGCTTGGTCAGCTTGATAATGTCGCTCCCCAGGGCTAAGCGATAATTTTTCTTAGAGGGGTAGATTAATTTCTACCCCTTTGAGACAAGGAGAAAAAGGAGTTTAAAATGAAAGAGTTTTGTAATGTTACTAATAAGAGTGCTGGTAGAGTTGTTTACTCTCTCAAAGAGGATGGAATTCGTAGAGTTTTCTTCCCTAGAGAAACCAAGCGCGATATGTCGGTTGCGGAATTAAACAAGCTTGTTCAGCAACCTGGCGGTTTAACTTTAATATATAATTATTTACTGATTGACGATAAAGAGGTACTTAGATACCTTATTAATGGTAAGGAAGCTCCTGAGTATTGGATTACTGAGGAAGAAATTCCGACTTGGATGAATGAATGTTCTTTAGCTGAATTTCAAGATGCACTTGATTTTGCTCCTGCTGGAACAATAGATTTAATTAAGCAATATGCGGTTTCTTTACCTTTAAACGATTATGCGAAACGTCAAGCGATAAAAGAGCAACTTGGTTATGATGTAACTAAGGTCATTGAAAACAGTGGCGAGGAAGTCGCAGAGAATACTTCTGCCAAGGCTACTATTGCTCGTAGAGTTACAGTTGAAGAAGATTCTACTCCTAAGCGTAGGGTAGTTATAGCCGAAGATTAAAAAGGGGGAATCAACATGAGTGAATATCCCATTCATGGTGACGCAACTTCTTTTGAAGAAATATATGATAGATTTCTGGGGAAAATAACAGATGATATGTATCTTAGCGCAGAAAGCGATGGTTTAGGCACTTGGACAAGAGAAGATACAATGAAAGATTTAAAGAATATCTTTATAGATGCTATCCCTGGATTTGAATTTCCTAGGTTTCCGCTTTACGATTTTGATTTAGATGCAGAAACTTACAACTGTCACCTTACTTCGGAAGAAATTAATATTATAGCTTTACTAATGTATAACACTTGGCTTTAGCGTCAAGTTGCTTCCATCGAGAATATCCGAATGAAATACTCGAGCTCAGATTACAAAATGACCAGCTAGGCCAATCATTTAGCCAAGCTTTTAGAACTTAAAAAAGAGGCTGAGCGTCAAGCCCATCATATGCAACGTCTCTATAAGCGTAGAAAACTTATTGATGATAAGGGTTCTATTAAATCTAATTGGTCTACTTTAATAGAAACAAGTGCGCTCGATGGATAAGTATAATATTAACTTTCCTCAAGAAACAAGAGATCAAGATTTAAAGCGATTAATCAACCAGCTCTGGAAGCTTATTCCAATGAAAGAAAACGATGAAGATTGGTTAAATCATTTAAATATTTTAATACAAGAAATAAGCGGACTAGTTGAGATATATAAGGATAAGCCGGAGGGGCTTATCCTTTTGTCTAAGTTAGAGGGCTTAACCTCAAGTGTCTGTGATGATTTCATGCTTTATAGAAAAACTGTATTTAGATGTATAGACCTATTGGCGTAGGTGATTAAATATGAATAATCTTGATATGATGGGTAAAAGACTTAATTTTCTTGGCGGAGTCCGACAAGAAGATAGAATGATACAAGGTAAGTTACAAACTTTACAAAGAGTATTAGCTTATTCTTATTAGGCTAGTACAATATAGCTTGTCTAGTCTGCGGACTCAACTTTAACTGCGGACGGAGGCTCTAGAGCGCTTGATGTCAAGCCTATTAGAGCTTTAATTAATCCCGATAAGTTAAAACAAGACTATGACGATAAAACTATTTCTCTCGAATATGGATATCTTAATCCGGGTGATGTTTTTGAATGGAAGAAAACTGATACTTATTGGATTTCTTATTTAAGGGAAATAACCGAAGATGCTTATTATCGCAGTGCTATAAGGCGTTGTCGATATATTATAAAATTTAAAGATACTAATGGCGAGGTTCATGCTACATGGGCTGCTATAAGAGGTCCTGTAGAAACTTAGATTGATTACATTCAAAAAAATCAAATAAGTATAGATAGACCAAACCTTAGTTTAAATATTCTTTTGCCTAAGAATTCTAAAACCGTAGAAGCTTTTGACAGATATAAAGAGTTTTTGCTTGATGGACGTTGTTGGCGAGTTGAAGCCATAGATGGAATCAGCATGGAAGGTATTTTAGAAGTTAATGCAGAAGAATATTATATAAATAGAGAACATGACGATTTAGAAAATGAAATTGTTGATGGATTATTAGTAGAGAAGATAGATCCGACTCCTGGCTCCGAGATTCAAGGTGAGACGTTCATCAAACCGCGAATCCCGCAAACTTATACTATAGACAAAGAGGGCGGAACTTGGTCTGTGTCCAAGCAATATCCTGTAACAATTCTTTCATTTGATGATAAGTCTGTTGAGTTAATATGGAATAAGTCTACACATGGTGAATTTTCTTTAACTTGGACTAACAATGACTTAGTTGTAGAAAAGCAAATTGTAGTAGAGTCTCTGTTTTAAAGAGGTGAGAAGATGAAGAAAAATCAATATGAATTTCCAAAATCTGCCTTATTGGGTATGCCCAAAGATGCCTCTTTAATAATGGGAAGAATATTATCTAATTAGAATGTTTTAAAATTGCTTGCTTATGATTGCCGAGATTGGGAAAGCAAACCCAAGGTAACAAGTGAGCAAATAACAGAGATGTTTAACACCAAATAGATTTCTTGTGTTCCTAAATTAGAGGTAAATAAAGAACAAAAAACTTATTTGCGGTTGACTTATGGCTCAATGACGCGAAATAGTTCTAATCCTGAATATAGAGATAATTCTTTTGGAATAGATATTATATGTCATTATGATGCTTGGCAACTTGATGATTATGAAATGCGTCCTTATAGAATAGCTGGCGAGATAGATTCTATGCTAGATAAAACTCATTTAACTGGTATCGGAAAGTTAGAATTTGTTTCTGCCATTCCCGCAATATACGATGATGAGTTTGCGGGTATTTCACTTACCTATATAGCAATTAGAGGTAATGAAGATAAGGTGAATCCGCTT